TACGGCCAACCCGCTTGCAACACCCACCTCATCGCCAAACTCCGGGCCATGAACCCCGAACAGCTCGCCACGATACGCGGGCTCGGCAACGACACACAGACAGGAACGCTATGAGCGAGAACACCACAGACCAGCGATTCAAATGCGGAGGCTGCGAATACAGCACGACGGAACTTCGGGAAGGCATGAGCCACGCGGCCAGCACTAACCACGATCTGACCCGAGCCGCAGACGATGAAGGCACCACAATGACAATCAGCGTGGCCTTTGACGATGACCTGGTGGATGACGACGAAGACGACTGGGACGAGGCGGGGCAGTGGTGACGGCCCCGGACCCGCGCCTGGACGCGATCAAGGACACGTGGGCGGCTGCATCAAAAGGTCCGTGGGAAGCAACGCGAGGAGCAACCGCAGACGGCTCCGAAGTGTGCACCACCTACGAGCAGAAAAGTGAGTTCTTGGCGCTGTCGTTGAACTCTGGCAGATCGCCCTTGTGGCTTGTGACCAACGGCGAAGTAATCCCAGCAGTCACCGGCGATGGCCCACGTGCCAAAGCCAACGCCACTGCCATCGCCAACGCTCCGGCCCACGTCACCCATCTCCTGTCCGTGGTGGAAGCGCAGGCCGGGCAGATCGCCAAAGTGCGGGAGCTGGCTGACAAGTGGGCGGCTGAATCAAACGGGCTGGGGCTGGACCTCAGTGAAGACGACTTCGATAGGGGCTGGCATGGTGCCCGCCGCGACATCACAGACCAACTCCGCGCCGCACTCGCCCCGGAAGGACCCGAAACATGAGCAAGAGGCCATCACGAGCGAAAATGTGCGGCTGGCTATCCGCCAGGCTCGCGGGCGTTCAGACAACTCCCGCCAACCCTGCGGACATCAAACGGTATGTAGAGCTCGCCAAGGAAGCGGAAATAAAGATCCGCCACCTCCAAAAAATTGCGGCCGATCTGGACTGGCATGCAGACGCCAGCCTGGACATGGCTTGGGAGCAAATCCGTTACTACGACAAAAAGTTTGGATACACGCCATGAGCAACGAGACAAGCCGAGTAGAAGCGGCGGCGGAAGCGATGTGGAACAGCACTGAACCCCCGATCAAGTGGGAAGACTCTGGCAGGCTGGGCCGGTCGATCGCCAAGGCGCAGGTCACCGCCGCCCTCGCTGCTTCTGATGCGGACGATCTGGCGAACGGCATACGGCGGGTACGGGTGGACGAGGCGCAGGTGGAGCGGGTGGCTCGCAAACTGCACCCCGAGGCATGGGACCTCACCGCCTTCATATTTATCGCCCACGGACAAAGCCGAGAGCATGCCCTGCAGATCTACCAAAAGTCGGCACTCGACAAGGTGCGCGCTGTTCTTGCTGCCGCGACGGACGGGGCGGACGGATGAGCGGGCAGAGCTTGGCGGACGTGCTGGCGGTTGCAACGTCTGCTGTTGAGCAACACCTGATGCTCTACATGCTGCCTGCCAACTACGCCCTGAACCGCGAATACAACCAGCAGGTGACCGATGCCAACGCTGCGACCATCGCCGCAAAAGTAATCGCCGCCTTGTCCGCCGCGGGGATCGGGCCGGTACAGGAAGCCAAAGCCGACGCGTGGGACGAGTGCGAGGCGGCACCCTACGAAATCCGGCTCAACACGGGCAGCAACTCGTGGGGAGCCGTGAAAGACAACCCCTACCGGAAGGACCAGCCATGACCGTCAGTAACGAAGCCGTGGAAGCGGCGGAAGAAGCGATCCGGGAGCTGTGGGACTCAAAAACGCCAGTAACACCACACGACGAGGCCCGCGCCGCCCTCGAAGCTGCTGCCCCGTTCATCCACGCGCAGGCACTCGAAGACGCGGCGAACGCTATGTGGGATGCATCGCCCGCGACCATACAGGGGCCGGACACAGGGCAATCCTGGCTTCGTGCCCGTGCCGCAGCGTTGAGGGGGCAGGGATGAGCGTAGTCACCACCCGCACTCGAGTAACCGAACGGCATGAGTACGTCGTCCCTCAACCTGCCGCCTGCGGGGACATCATGGAAGCGATCACGTTCGCCAAGAGGGACGCTGCCGAGGCAGGCGTGAATACGAGCTATGACGACTCCCTACACGTCACCCACGATGACGAAAACATCATCGTCTACTGGGAAACCGCCCGTGTGTGAGGCGGATGAGCGGAACCGGCGGGCACTGTTCGAAATCGGCCGGCAGAGAACCGAAGACGCCATCTCGTTACGCCGCATCGAACACATCCTCACCGGGGATGCGTGCGACCACGAAGCCGGAAACAAGGAGACGTAATGCTAGCCCTCTACATATTCCTCGCCCACCTAGTAGGCGACTACCTGATCCAATCGCACTGGATGGCGACCAAGAAAACGCAAGAATGGGTGCCAGCCATCGCGCACGGAGTCACCTACACAATCCCCTACGCGGTCCCAATGCTGGTTGGCTGGGTTGACCTGAGCATCCCGGCGCTTCTAGTAATAGGCGGAACACATATCGTCATCGACCGATTCCGCCTAGCTCGCCACTTTGCATGGTTCAAGAACCAACTAGCTCCAAAGTCCAGCCGCTTCAACTGGCAGTCAGCAAAGGCCACCGGATACCCCACAGACACTCCCCCATGGCTCGCCGTTTGGCTGATGATCATTGCCGACAACACCCTGCACCTACTCATCAATACCGCGGCAATCCTATTCCTCTAGCCCATCACGAAGCCGGAAACGACTGATCCAGCAAAGACAACCACAAACAGATAGCCGCCCACGTAGGCGGTTTTTTAATGCCCGAAAGAGGTTGCAATGACACTCACCACCTACCCAGAGCTCGAACAAGGCACCGACGAATGGCTGGCTGCACGATGCGGCATCGTCACCGCATCAGTCGTTCACAACCTCGTCTCATCGCGGCAGCCCACCGCGATCGACGCTGACTGCCCCGAATGCGGATCCGCGGCCGCCGAACCATGCGTCGGGAAACGCTCACCCGGGCCGCTCAAAACCCTGCACACCGAGCGTGCAGCCGCGGCCCGAGAAATGCCCCGCCGAATCACGGCCGACACCACCAGTGAAACTGCGCTCGGACTCATCATGGCCCTGGCCGCGGAACGCATCACCGGCCATGTCGTCCCCATCCAGCCGTCACGGGCAATGGAGCGCGGGACCTTAGACGAGCCCTACGCTCGGGACCACTACGCCGAACGCCACGCACCTGTCCAGGAAATCGGGTTCATGGTCAAGCACTTCGACGGCTACAGCATTGGATACAGCCCGGATGGCTTGGTGGGCGATAAAGGACTCATCGAAATCAAGAGCCGCGAGCAGAAAACGCAGCTCAAAACCGTGCTAGCAGGCGAACCACCAGCCGAGAACATCGCCCAGATGATGTGCGGCCTACTCGTCACCGGCCGGGCATGGTGCGACTACGTTTCCTGGTCCGGTGGCATGCCCGCATGGGTCCACCGCGTATACCCGGACACTCGCTGGTTCGACGCCATCAAGCAAGCCGTAGCCGCCGCCGAGACGCAGATAGCCGAAATCGTCAGCACCTACCTCACCGCCACAAAAGACCTGCCGCCCACTGAGCGCGTGGACCACTTCGCAGAAATGGAAATCTACTGATGGTCCTCGCCGACCTTTACGACGCCGACCAAAGAACTCGCAACGAGGAAGTCCGGCAAGTGGCGGGCAACTTCCGCATCCCGCACCCACTCCCCCGCGTCCACTACGCAGACGGCATCTCACCATCATCAGCAGGCCGAGAAGTGCACTCGCCATGGATCAACCCGAAGGAAACATAGACATGGACATGACCCAGAGCATTGCCCCGAAGAGTGACCAGCTTAATGCGGATGACCTGATCAGCGGCCCGGTCACGGTGACGGTCAAGGAGGTCAAGGCCGGGAACGCTGAGCAGCCCGTAGATGTGGTGCTGGTCGAGTTTCCCGGTCGCGCATACCGACCCAGTAAATCCATGCGCCGCATCATGGTCAGCGCATGGGGACCCGAAGCCAGCGCCTACACCGGACGCCGTCTAACCCTGTTCCGCAACCCCGAAATCACGTTCGGCCGGGACAAGGTAGGCGGCATCGAAATCAGCCACCTCAGCGACCTCCCGAAGCCGCTCAACGTCGCACTCACAGCCACGAGGGGCAAGCGCAAAAACTTCACCGTCCAGCCCCTCCCCGCAGACGCACCAGCCGCCCGCGAACAGAAGGCGTGGCGGGCACTCGCGGACCAGGCTGCAGGCGACACGGACACCCTCCGCGCCCTCTATATGGACGCACAAGCAGCCGGCGCACCCACCGCCGACCTCGACTACATCCGAGAGAAGGCCCAAGCATGAGAGCGGAACCCATTGTCGGGCTGTCCATAACGGCCGGCGCCATAGAGAACACGGGCAGCTCGGGCGAAGACACCCACCAGCTCCGCATGGGAGCCCTCGCATTTATCCACTTCACCCCCGAAGTCGCCGCCCAATGGATCGGCGTACTCACCCTCATCGCATCGAAGGAAGGAAAGTAGTGGACGTTTTTATGATTTTCGACTCCGACCAGGAATGCCAGGCGACATGGCTCGTAGACGCATGGGATGAGTACACCATCGACGCCAACTACGAGGGCTACGAGGCGGCAATCAAGAAGGCTCGCGCCGAAAGCGAAACCGGTCATATCGCCGTCATCAAATGCAGCATGGATTACGAGAGAGTCCTAGCCGCGTTCCGCCCCACCGAAATACCCCTAACCGTCGCAAAGGAGCAGTAACTATGGCAGGCGAAACCACGATCACAGTGATCGGTAATTTGACCAACGATCCTGAACTCAGGTTCACCCCATCGGGATCCGCGGTGGCTAACTTCACCATCGCATCGACCCCGCGTACATTCGACCGTCAATCGAACGAATGGAAGGACGGCGAGACGTTATTCCTCCGCGCCGCGGTCTGGCGTGAAGCCGCCGAAAACGTCGCCGAATCCCTGACCAAGGGCATGCGCGTGATCGTAAGCGGCCGTTTGAAGCCCAGGTCTTACGAAAAGGACGGCGAAAAGCGCTCCGTGATTGAGCTCGAAGTTGATGAGATTGGCCCGAGCCTTAAATACGCGAACGCCAAGGTCAACCGCACCCAGCGATCTGGCGGGAACGGCGGTTCTAGTCAACCCGCCCCTGACTCGAACGCAGGCGGTTGGGGTTCTAGTCCGCAAGCATCGTCCGGCGGCTGGGGCAATGACCCGGCACCCAGCGAACCTCCCTTCTGACCATGACAACCAAACCCAAGGGCATCCACGCGACCTTCTCTGTCGATTGCCCCGTATGTGGTCAGGAAGCGACCGTCACCAACGGGAATTTGGATGACCACTACTGCCAAATAACCACGCTGGCCGACATCGCGGCCGCACTACGCAACTAACCCCCTCTCAGGCAGCCCGTCGTGGCTGCCTTTTTCGTCCCCCGCGGCGCCTGGCACACACGTCAGGCGCCGCTCGTACCCCAAAGGACCTGCCATGACCATCACCGAACTTGCGCCCCGAATCGAAGCCCGCAACGGATCCGCCGTGACCCTCTACAGCAAACCGAAAGGCTGCGTCCAGTGCGACGCGACCAAGCGGAAATTCAAGAAGGAAGGCGTCGAATACACCGAGGTAGACGTCACTACCGACGAAACGGCCCTCGCCTACATCAAGGGCCTCGGCTACGGACAGGCGCCCGTAGTATACGTCTCCGGCCCGAACGGCGACCACCACTGGTCCGGCTACAACGTCAACGACATCGACCGGCACATCCTCGGAAAAGAACAGTGACCCCCTGCCGTCGCGGGTGCTGCTGGAATCCGTGGGGCTGCAGTAAGTCCCGCGCATGCCCGTGCCACC